ACATGGGGACCACCGAGTTCCGGGGCCAGCTGGTGACCACGGTCGGCCTGCTGCTGAACGAGCAGCAGAACAAGAACCTGTGGGGCGACGGCATCCGGTCCGGCTGGACCTCGCGCGGCCTGGGCCAGGGCGTCTTCATGCTCCAGGACCCCGAGCACCAGGTCCCGCTTCGGACGAAGGGCTGGTGGGTCCCGAAGCCCGAACGGAAGCTGGTCGCCGCGAAGGCGGAGGACATGCGGAAGATGGCGGAGGCCGAAGCCTGGGCCGCGCTTATGGGCACGAACGGCGTGGTCGTCGTCGTGCCGGGCGAGGTCGTGCCGGCTCGCGAGCGGGACGCGGTCCTGCGGGCGCTCACCGAGTCCGCGACCGGCGTGCTCAACGTGAAGGAACTCCAGGCGGAGACGGGGCTCAGCCGCTCCCAGGTCTACAAGCGACTGTCCAGCCTGGGCGAGGAGCAGGTCCGCAAGCTCGGTGGCGGGCGCTTCGCACGCGTGGGCGACACGCGTGTGCCCGTGAACGCGGGCAAGTAGTACGCGTGTCTCATGATCTCGTCCGCTCGCCTCGCACGTATTAGCGCAGGCGGGCGCGAGAAAGTCTCAAGTCTCACCCCCTGAAATGGGGGGTGGGAGCCACGGAGAAGGCCCCCGATCGGCGCGGAAGTCTCGCCGGTCGGGGGCCTTCGTCTCGCAGAGGGGTCAGCCGGCGGTCCAGGTGATCGTCTGCTTCCCGCCGCCGTAGCGGTGGTGCCAGAACTCGATCGGGTGCTTCCCCTCGACTTCGTCCAGGACCACGTCGAGCAGGCCCGTGTCCCCGTTCGGGTCGATCGCCTCGAAGCTGTCCCCGGTGCTCTCCTGGAACTCCAGGGAGGCGTACTCGCGGGCGCGCTCCGCCACGCCGGCCTGGCCCATCGCGGTGGACTTCTCCAGCGCGACGTTCCGGGCCTCGACGACCAGCTCCTGTGCGGTGATCTTGTGGGTCATGCTGCTGCCTTCCTCGGTTTGGTGGTGCTCTCTACGAGCAGCGCATACAGCGCGGCCCGCAAGGTCTGGTGATCCCCGGTCATCGGCCAGGTCTCTTCGATCGCCTCCAGCCAGCGCGTGGCCGTCCAGGCACCGGCGGCCCGCCGGGTGACGTACCCGACGTACTGGTCCCCCAGGTGCACGTACCAGCGGTGGGACGCCCCCCGCAGGCCCCAGGGGCTCACCCGCGAGCGACGGAGGCCCCGGCGGTGCCACTCCTTCCAGCGGCGGGACTCCAGCGCCATCCGCGCACCCTGGGTCTCCGAGCAGCCCCGGCAGTGAACGCGGAGGTTCGAGAGCTGGTACCGGCCGCCGTGCTTGCCCGGCTTCTTCCGGTCGCAGATCATCGTGGAGAAGGTGACGGACGTGCCGCACTCCCAGCAGGGAGCCGAGATCCCGTCGCCGTCGCGGACCAGCAGGGCCTGCTTCCGCCGCCGTCGGCTGGCGGCCGATCCCCGGTCGTTGGTGTTCGAGGTCCCTCGGGTCACGGTCACGTCGTCTCCAGGCATTTCGCGTGGGCGTAGCCCATGTTGGTGTTCACGATCCACTGGCCGGACTGGATGAACGTCGGGCAGAACGGGCACTTCGTGCCGGTGTAGTTGGCCCGGAAGATCCGACTGGTCTTGACCACGCTGCTCGGGTCGGCCTCGCCGGTGCGGAGCCAGAAGTGGTCTCGCACCGGCCGGAGCGCGCGAGCGGAGAGCTCTTCGTCCGGCGTCGGCTCGGTGTCCGGCTCGCCGTAGTCCGTGTCCGGCTCGGGCTCAGTGGCGAGCAACGCGTCCACAAAGGTCGTGTCCGAGCCCCGACACCCTGCGCAGTCCGAGGGCAGGAGGTCCGTCGCGCGGCACCGGCCGTCTTCGTCCGGCTCATGCCTGCTCATTCGGAACTCCCGTCGGCCCGAGCTTCTGTGTGGTCAGGTGCCAGTGGTTCCCGCCGCGCGTGTCGTGGGACTTGCACAGGTACAGGAAGTGAGGCTTCGCCGCGATCCGGGCCAGCTGCTGACCGGTGGAACGGGCGATCTCGTTCGTGTCGTAGATCAGCTTCTTCGCGAAGAAGCAGTGGATCGGCCGACCGCACCGGTCCTGGCGCGCGAAGCGGCGGGCCGTGCTCATCAGCTGGAGGGAGTGGTCAGGCTTCGGCGCACCGAGCCCGATGTTTCGGCGCATCTTTTCGGCGCGCTGGCTGTGCTTCATCGGCCCTCCAGGAGACTCACGACAGGCGACCACCAGGGCGACCCACCGGCGATCAGGACAAGGCACCCCAGGCCGCCAGCCAGGCCGGTGAAGACCAGCGTGGCGATCCGCTCACCGACGGGGCCACCGGCGCGGAACCAGCGGAGACCGGACGTGCTCCAGCGACGGCCTTTCGAGTCGAGCAGCGGCCAGCGCACCGGCACGCCGGACAGCGTCATCGCGTCGCCCAGGATGTGCACCAGCGTGCCGATCGCGAGCGCGACGCCCACGAAGGCGGCCCAGGCGTGCGCGGGGGTGGCCAGCAGGATCGCGGCCACCCCGCCACCGGTGAGCAGTGGGAAGGGCAGGGTGTGCGTGAAGGTGCGGTGGCACCCGCCCTTGCGGTCCTTCTCCGTCCGGGTCGCTTCGTAGATCGCCATGCTCGCGTGGCGCATGACCCAGCAGGTCAGCTGCGAGACCACGGGGATGCACTTGGAGATGAACGCGGGCTTGTGGTCGATGTCCGGCCAGAGCGAGCCCACGCCCACGACGGCTGTGTACGCCCCTGCGAGGGCGAGAGCGCGTACGGGCGTCTCCGCACCCGCCGGGGCCAGTGCGCCCGCGAGCGGGCTACTCAGCAGCCCCACGGTGGCACCCGAGAGGAAGTGCCCCCGGGCCATCATCGGGCTTTGCCGTTCATCCAGGACATCCGGCAGGACTCGACGTAGTCGGCCAGGTCGTTGATCGCGTCGGTCATACTGCTGTCCGACCCGTTCCAGTACTCCTCATCCAGGTGGTGGACCTTGTTCTGGATCTCCCCCAGCTCTTCGGGGGTCATCGGGCCAGCCTCGCTTCGATGCCGGTCCGGGCACGGCTGGCCGCGTCCACGATGTCGCCCAGGTAGGTGATCATCTCCAGGGGGTTCGTGCGTTCGTCGAACAGCTCCAGGTTCTCGATCGCCTCGCGGAGCTGGGCCAGCTCCTCTTCCACGTTGACGCCCGTGGTGGGGCTCAGTTTCGGTGTCATGCCTGGGATGGTACCCCCCAAAATGGGGGGTACGTCAAGGGGCTACGCGGGTGGGTCAACGATGCCCAGCGCCCGCCGATTCGCCCGTACACGCTGAACCAGCTGGGTGTCGTCCCCGTACACCCGGCCGCCCGGGGAACGCCACCGGCCGTCCTCCAGGCGCTTCCAGTCCGCCGGGTTCCGCGCGTCGCTCCGGGTGATCCGGTTCCGCGTCCGCGTCGGGGCCGGCAGAGCCGTACGCGGGTCGGTCGGGTCCACGTCGGTCATCGCGTCCAGGTCGTAGACCTCGCCCTTCCACGCGGCGTAGCTGGCGACCTGGGCCTCCGTGAAGGCGGCCTGGAGCACGTTGGCCAGTTCGTGCGGGGTGCGCGCCACGGCGGCCCAGCCGCGCGCCTGCGGGCTCGACACGCGTACCCCGCCCGAGGGCAGCGTCTCGACGCGCAGGTTCACCGCGCGCACCTGGTGCCCGGTCCGCGCGGCCCCGAGCGTTCCCGGGACGTGAGTCTCGCCCTGGCGGCGGATCGGGGAAGTCATCGGTACCGTCCGCCGCGCAAGCCTCCGCGCGTGACGCCCTGGCGCTGGAGCGACGGAACGGCCTGGCTCGGGCGCTTCGGCAGGGACTGGCCGCGCCCGGACGCGGGCGGCTCCATCGTCGCTTCCGTCGACTGGCCCAGGCGCGTGACGCCGTGCACGAAGGCGTCCATCCGGTCGGGGCTGTCCTGGCTGTCCTGCCAGCTCACCAGCTGGTGGACCAGCTCGGGGTACGCCTTCGGCCGGCCGACCAGGTGGACCTTCCCCCACTCGACCATCGGCGCGGCCATCTTCGCCCGATACGTCTTCGTGCCCTTCGCCGGGAAGCTCGACACCGGGACGCCGGTCTGCGGGAGCGCGAGCACCTTCGGGACCAGCGGCCACAGCTCGGTGAGGTCGCGCTCCAGGGCCAGGATCTCTTCGGGCTCCGCGTCGTCGCGGGCCAGCTCGCGCGCGGCCTGGTAGACGATGGCCTCATCGGGCAGGGCTGGCCGCTTCCCGGGGAGCAGCTTGAACGGGTCCAGTTCGTCGAGCTTCTTCGCCTCGCGGAGCAGGTCCTTCCACGCACGCCGGCCGATGCGGCGGAGCCCGGACAGCGACTTCTCGTAGCGGATGGCGGTCGCGTCGTGCCGGACGGCGGCGAGGTACGCCACCCGGAACCAGCGACCACTGGTCATCTGTGTGGAGTTGTCGTCCAGGACGTAGACCTCCTGGTCCTCCGCGCCCCGCCCCATCGTGATCACGCCGGCTTCGTCGCCGTCGCCTTCGTTGTCCGCCGGGTCGACGTAGACCTCCACGGTGGACAGCTCGGGCGCGACCGGCACGCGCGACCGGTCGAGCCAGGTCAGTTGGTAGATTCCCCCGGCCGGGGGATGCGGGTCACCCATGTAGAGCGCGGACCAGAAGCGCTCCCCGACCTGCTTCCGGATCTCGTCCCACTGCTCGGGGGTCCGGCCGCGCGTACTGGTCAGGTACTCGCCGGGCTCGCGGCCCAGCGGGTCGCCGGACTTCGCGATGGCGGGGATGATCAGGTGCCGGAACAGCGGCCGGCGTGTCCCTTCGTCCTGGGCGAGCAGGCGGCCGATCAGGTCGTCTTCGTGCCAGCGGGTGCCGATCACGATCACGATGGCCCCGGGGGAAAGCCGCGTCGTGGCGGTGGCCTGGTACCACTCCCACAGCAGTTGCCGCTGGGTGGCGTTGTCGGCCTGCTTCGAGTTCTTCAGCGCGTCGTCGATGATCATCACATCGGCGGAGCGACCAGTCAGTGAGCCACCGACACCGACCGCGACCATGCCGCCGTTCTGTCGGCCGGGGCCGTCGATCAGGTTCCAGTTCGTTTGCTGCGCACGGTCCGGGTCGAGCAGAAGCCCGAGCTGGTCCTCCTGGTTCGCGTACGTCCGGTCACCCTTGTAGCCGCCGCCGAAGGTCTCGATGGCCTGGCGGACGGCGAGGGTCGACCGGCCGGCCACGCCCTGCTCATAGGAGGCGACGACGATCCGGCGCGTCGGGTCGCGCATCAGCAGCCACAGGGGCACGGCGGTGCCCATGCGCATCGTCTTGCCCTCCTGCGGGGGCGTGCTGATGATCCAGCGACGCTGGAACCCGGAGTCGGCCGCGATCGCGATCTGGTCCAGCGCGGTCATCATGGCCGTCTGGACCGTGTCGGGAACCAGCAGCTTCGCCAGGTGCCCCGGGCTCGGGTACTCCGCGAGGGCCTTCCGGCGGCGGAGGATGCGGTCCAGGCGGATCTGGGCCAGGCGTCGTTCGCCGGGGTTCAGCAGATCGAGCTGTTCGCGGATCTCCGCTTCCAAGGGGTCTTCATTCATCCCGCCGCCTCATCGCTCGGGGCGGCCTCGATCACCAGGACGCCGGACTCCAGCAGACGGGGGATCTGGTCCTCCCGCTGGTCGACCAGGGAGACCAGTCGCGAGACGGTCTCGTCAATCCGCTGGTTCGAGATCTGGATCTTCAGGGAGGTCGACAGGCCGGCCAGGTCGGCGACCCGATCGACCACCTTCAGGATGATGTTCGCGGCCTGCGCGTCGCCCGAGATCGCGCGAGGCATCCAGCTCTTCTTCAGTAGCCGCAACGTCTCCAGCTCGCGTTCCAGCATGGCCTGCCGGAGTGACGTGTCCGCTTCGGCGACCGCCTGAAGGGCTCGGTTGAACAGCGTGGACGCCTGGGTCTTCGACATGGGCGGCTCCATGGCCTCGCCCGCTTCGGTCACCGTCATTCCACTGGCGACCAGTTCGAAAATCCGCTGGGCCTTCAGCTCCGTTTGCGCGATCGTCGCGCGCGGGGTCTGGCTCGGGGCCTTGCCGCCCTTGACGGCCGCCAGGGTGCGCTTCTTCGGGGGCATCGGGGAGGTCTCCTTCGTGGCGCGCGACTCGACCGGATTAGCGGGAGATCGCGACCGGGAGACCGGCCATGGCCAGGATGTATGCCGAGTTGTCCTCGACGGGGCGGTGAGGGGCGAGCACGTGAGTGTGGACGTGGTCCTCGGTGTTCCGCAGGCGGTCCACCAGCTGGTAGAAGTTCCGGGCGGCGGTCTGGCGGCCCTTCAGCCACTGGGCGTTCTGGTTCGAGCCGCGCTCTTCCCGCCGCTGGCGCGCGATCTCGGGGCCGTACAGGTAGAAGAGGTCCAGGGAGTGGCCGCCTTCGAGCACGGCGGTCACGAAGCGCTTGTTCATCAGGCGCGTGCCCTCCAGCACCACGAACCCGAGGTCGTCCGCGCCTGCGCGGAGCCAGTCGTCCACGCCCACGATCGCCGTCTGGCTCATCGTGTCGGTGCCGGGGTAGCCCTCGGGGTGCTTGCCCGCGCGGCGGCCCAGCTCGCATCCGACCAGGGCCGCGTCGTGCCACAGCAGCTCGCGCATCGGGCCGCCGGCCTCGCGGTGGTCGACCTCCGCGCGCTCCAGGTTTCCGAACGCGTGGTCGACCAGTGTGGACTTCCCGACCCCGGGCTCCCCGACGACGAACAGGATCTTGCTCATGGTGACCGACCTTCCGTTCGGTGATCGGTCTCGCCGTCCGGCCGCTCCCGATTGCGGCGAGACGAAGCGCGAGACCGATCACCCACGGTCGCGATCATAACCCCCAGATTGGGGGTGCACACAATGTGACGCTCAGTCGTTGCCCGTCACGCGGGCACGACACTGTTTCCTTCGTAGTCGATGTAGGGCCGCTCCTCCGGCCCGTCGCGGAACACGACGAACCAGCCGAGCTGGAGTTCCAGGAATCCGAACTGCTGGGCGTTCGAGTCGTGGCGGAGCACGACCGGCGCGTTCTCACCCTCGCCTGGGTAGACGGCCCAGTTCCACCAGGCGTTCGTCTCCGCCTGGAGTTCGGCGAGGAAGGCGGCGGGGTCGCCGGTGAACTGGACGCGCTTGTAGATCGTCGGCTTCTTCACGTAGTCGGTCATGCCGCACAGGCTATCCGGCGAACATGCCCCAGATCCTGACACGCGGCAGACGGGTAATCGTGGTGGCCGTAGCCGTCGCCGTGTTGTTGTAGAAGTAGAAGGTCCAGGCGGTCCCGGCCGTGAGCCAGATGCACCCGGACAGGCCCGTGTCGCCCCAGGTCGGTTGCATCGGATGCTTCGGGGCCATGAGGAGAGTCGCGTCCGAGTAGCCGCCGGACCCGGGGGTGAGACCCATCGCGACACCGCTGGCCACGAGAGTCGACATGCGGAACTGAACGTCGATGAAGTACAGGCCCTCGAACTCATTCGTCCAGTCCCGGCCGCCGTTGGTGGCCGTGATCCCGTTGCCCGCGCCCTTCGCGGTGTCCCGCGTCGGGAAGAGCAGCGCGTTCGCGTTCGCGCCGAAGTTCTGGGTCGCGCCGTTCGTCCACTCGCCGCCGATGGCCTGCCCGGTCATCAGGCCGGAGTTGATGATCTGCCAGCCGTTCGTGGCTCCGGAGTACTGCCACCGGCGGTACTCGTCACCGGCGTTGATCACCTGCTGGCCGACGTACGGCGTGGTGATGTCCGCCGTGCTGGAGACTACGACCGTGCCGGGGACCAGCCAGTTCGTGCCGTCGTAGACCTCCAGGAAGTTCTTATCCAGCCGCCAATAGCCCTGTCCGGCGAGCGGTGCGACCGGCCGGCCAGCGGTGCCGGTGCCGACGATGACGCCCGGCCCCTTCGCGTCCACGTACCCCTTCGTGGCCGCGTCGGTGCTGGCGGTCGGCGTGCCCAGGTTGGTGACCTTGAACCCGTTGAACGTCGTGTCACCGGCGACGGAGGCAGGCCCCAGCAGGGGGATCGATGCGACCACGGATCAGCTCCGGATCTCAGCCGAGTACTGGCCTGCGGTCGGGGCGGTGCCGAAGTCGAGCGTCACGCTCGCGGAGCCGGGCGCGTTGACTACCGAGCAGTAGACCAGCGCGTTGTCCGAGTTCCGCCAGACCTGGACCTGGAGACGGCGGCTGGCCGGCGGGGCGTACGGCGAGGTGATCGTGACCGGCGTGGCTCCGCCCGGCACGGCGACGGTCGCGCTCCGGCTCACCGTGTTGTCGACGGCGAGCCCGCCCGTGGTGCTGATCCCGCCGCCACCGGTCGCCACGGCGGAGATCGTGGAGCCGACCACCTGGACGCCGTTCGTGCCCGTGTAGGTCACCTGGGCACCGAACTGGCGGATCACCACGGGGTCGGTGCCGATGACGGGGTTCGTCGCGTTGGTGACGATCCACTGGGTCGCGCCGTTCGCGGTGCCGTTCTTGACGAACCAGAACGCGCCCGGCAGTTCCTCCTGGGGCGTGGCTCGGGTCCAGCTCCCCGCCGCCGCGATCCACACACCGTTCGAGACGTGGCCACCGGCGACGGCCTGGAGGACGCGGTCGCCAGCCACCAGCGTGTAGCCGTCGATCGTGGTCAGGCCGGACTTCGTGACGTTCGTCGTCGCCAGGACGGCCACGTCGTTCTTCACGTCGAGCCCGGCGGTCGCATTCGCGACGGCCGTGTCCACGTAGGTCTTGTTCGCGCCGTCGGTGCCGGTCGTCGGCGTGCCCACGGCGGTGAGCCGCTGGGAGTTGATGTTCAGCGCGGACGTGGGCGCGGCGAACTGGTCGAGCCGGTCCGCGAGCGCGGCGGTCGCGGCGGCGGTCGCGAAGTTCGAGATTGCGGCGTCCGTGCGCTGGCCGGTGGTCAGGCTGAAGTCGCGCACCTGCGCGAGGGTCTGGCCGCCCAGCTTGTTCGAGTCGAGCGCGGTGGTCGCGGTGGTCGCCGTCGTGGCGGAGCCCGCCGTGGTGGCGGTGGTCGCGGAGTCGGCCGCCGTCGCGTGGTCCGCGTTCGTCGCGTGCGCCGCGTCCGTCGCGGTGGTGGCCGTCGTCGCGGTGGTCGCGGAGTCTGCGGTACCGGCGTCCGGCTTCTTCCACGCGGAGCCGGTGCACTCCCAGACCGTGTTCTGGTACCAGACCAGCCGGCCCGTCTGGGCGGCGGTCGCCGTCGGGAGCGCGCCCACCGGCTCGATGTTCAGGTTCAACGGCGGGTAGTTCGCCAGGTCCTGGCTCGCCGTGAACGGGATCGTCGCGACCATGTCAGGTGACCTCCATCGTGCCGATGACGGGGTCGCCGTGCTCGACCCTCACCGTGTTTGCGTCCGGCCAGCTGACCGATCCGAAGAACTGCTTCCCGTTCTGGTCACGGGTGGTCGGAAAGGGGTGGCGGCCCAGGCCGTGTTCGAAGACCCAGATCTTCATGGGCGTGCTGAAGGTCTTCGACTGCCCGAGCAGGGGGGCGCGCTGGGCGATCCACTGACCGTTCGAGCCGTAGGCCAGGTGGTCGCCCACCTGCTTCCCGACGGTGTCCACGTCCGAGAGGTCGTCGAGCGCCATCGACCACGGCGGGTCGGTGCCCGGCGGCGGGACGGCGATCAGGAGGTCCGAGAGCCAGTGCGTCGAGCCTTCGTCGGTTAGCCGGAAGGGCCACGCGGAGCCGTGCGGGGCACAGCGTTCGTCGGCCAGGTAGTAGTTCCCGGCCTGCTCGATCTCGGAGTTCAGCAGCAGCGTCGCGGACCACTGGCCGTCGTGGTCAGTGTCGACGGGCGTATCGGCCAGCACTTCGCCGATGCCGTTGGCCAGAAACGGATCGCCCGGTGCGATCAAGCGAATCCTTACGGTGACGTTCTGGAGTGCTCGCCCGGTCCCGTCCATCAGCGTGTTGATCACCGTGGCCCGCCGGCCGATTGGCTCCGTCATCCGTCACCTCCCTGATCTCCAGGATCACTGTAGGGCGGGAGCGGTCCTCGGGGTCGTGCGAGCGTGGGACGACTTCGGCCGCCGCGATGCGCACGTGCCGCGCGTTGTCGTCCGGCCAGACGCCGGCCAGCGTGAGCCCGTCCAGGATCGGCTTCAGGGAGTCCGTCTGGTTGTCGCTGTCCGCGACGCGGTTCGAGCCCGGGAACCAACGGAGCAGCACGTCCACTCGGGTGCCGGGCGCGATCTTCAGCCCGTGCTGCTGCTGCCAGTGCTTCCCGAGGTAGTAGAGATCGTTCTTCGTCTCGCGGTACTCGCGGTGCGCTGGTGACCAGTGCTTCCGCCGGTTCGCGGACAGGGGTGGTCGTTCGTACGGGAGCACGAACGACCACACCCGCCCGTCCATCAGCCGGCCCGCAGGTTCGTGACCTTCGGAACGACCTGGCCGCGCGCGTCGATCGGCGCGACCACCTGCGGTCGGACCAGCAGGCCCAGCACGGCCTGGACCATGAACATGACCTCCGCCTGCTGCTCCGGGGACCACTTCAGGCCGAAGGCGAGCCCGAGCGCGATGCCCGCCTTGAACAGGCCGGTGACCGCCGGGACTGCCGAGCCGTCGCGGACGACGATCGCCTGGATCACGCCCACGATGGCGAGCGAGAAGGCCGCGATCAGACCCTGGGTCTCGATGCTGATCGGGGTCAGGAAGGCGGAGACGAACTGGACGATCGCGGCGACCAGCCCCAGCCAAAGGACCGGGTCCCTACCGAAGATCTTCATCTGGTTTCCCTTTCAACTACCCGAGCAGGTAGCTCGGGACGAACATCACGGCCGTCCGGCCGTTGCTGGACAGCGAATACGTCACCCGCGTGGTGCCCTTCGGCACCTCGTACGCCTGGGCGTTGTTCCAGTCGGCGCGGCGCTCGGTGCCGTCCTTCCACTTCCCCGCCGGGACCACCGAGTGGCCGCCGCCCATCCCGCCGCCGGGACCCCAGCAGCCGACCGGCGCGGCCGGCTCCGCGTTCCCGAAGAAACAGGTCTTGTCGTCGAGCGGCTGGACGATCAGCTGGCCGCCGCACGGCGGGACCAGCTGGTACGCGAACTCGATCTGGGTGTCCTTGCCGGGGCCGCCGCCGTCCTTGACGATCGGGGTCGGGCCGTGGATCACGGGGTTGAACATGGCTTCCTCCATCTGCGCGACGGTCAGCCGGCCGCCGGGGATTGGTGTCGGGGTGGGGGTCGGGCGCGGAGCTGGCCCGGGGCCGACGATCACGGGAGCGTCGCCGGTGTTCAGGTCGACACCGGACGCCTTGATGCCCGGGACCACGCCCGAGCTGCTGTGCTGCCACGTCCGGAACGCGTTCTTCGGCCGCGCCCCGTAGCGGGCGATCCAGGGCCAGACGCTCGGGATGGAGTTCCGCACCGTCGCGAGCAGGTAGCCCATCATCGAATCGTTCGCGTAGAAGACCGGGATCTGGCCGGCGTCGACCGCGCGGCGGAGCCAGGCGATCGCGAACTGGGCCGCCGTGTTGCCCGGGACGAACGGGTCTTCGAGGTCGAGCGCGGGCGAGAGGTCGAGCGCGTTCCGCGACCGCGCCGTCCGGAGCAGCAGGTCGTACTGGTCAGCAGCGGAACCGGGCTGGGCGTAGCCGTAGAGCCCGCACGCGATGCCCGCCGCCTTCGCCGCCTGGGGCCAGTTCGCGGTGTCCCGCGTCGTCATCCCGTCGGTTCCCTTGAAGTACGCGAACGTCCGGCCGGAGCGACGGACCGCGCCCCAGTCTTCGACGGACTGGTACTTCGTGTAGATGTCTAGACCTTCGGCCATCTCAGAGCCTCCCCGTCGGCACGCTCACGTCGCCGTGGAGCTTCAGCAGCTGATCCAGGTGCGTGAACCGGAGCAGCGCCCGGCCGTTGATGCCCCAGCCCTTGCCCCAGCTGTTCGTGATCTCGACGGCCTGGCGCTCGAAGTCCACGCCGGTCGCGGTGATCTGATGCCCGCCGGCCAGGCCCGTGAAGGACTGGACGACCAGGAACCCCTGGCGGTCCACGTCGAACATCGAATTGAACCAGGGGAGCCCGAGGGAGATCGGCGAGACCTGGAGCAACTTCTTCACGGTGGCGAGCGAGAAAGCCCAGCGGTAGGCCGGAATCAGGCCGTCCGCGCGGAGCTGCTTCATGCTCCACAGGCCGGTGCTTCCGGTGTCGTCCGGCGGGTACCGGCCGGGGATCTGCCGGTCGTCGAGCGCGGTCTCCCGCGAGTAGAACGCCAGCGCGTCTTCGGTGGTGAACAGCTTCGAGCCGACGAACGGCTCCGTGTTCATCAGGCCCAGCGCGGCCATCGCGGTGCACGCGCCCACGTCGCCCTGGTCGAAGATCTCACCGTGGCGCATGTGGTACGTCGTCCGCTCCGTGGCCACGTGCTCGACCAGCGAAGCCGCGTCGTAGTCCAGCGATCGCGCGTCGTGGAGCACGTGACGCCCGAGCCCGGGACCCTGTTCGAGCTGGTGGAAGTACTGACCGGTGACGTGTGGAACTCCCAGGTCGAAGTCCCTGCCGTGCTCGCGGTCGTAGCGTTCGGCCGGCCGATCCGCCACGCCGTCGCCGTCTTCGTCGAAGTGCTGTCCCATGTGGCTACCTCCGCGAAGCAGCCTACGCGACTCACCCCCCAGTCCGGGGGGTGAGTGCGGCGTGGCTCAGTCCTCGCCCTGGGGGTCCCAGTGCTTCGGCGCGTCGTAGTACTCCTCGCGGCTGATCGGCCCCATGGCCCACGGGAGGATGCCCTCGCCGTGCGTCTTCTGGAGGTCCTTCGGCCAGCTCCGCTCATCGCGGTGGCCGCGCCAGCTCACCACCTGGGCCAGGCGCTCCGGGTCCTCGCGGTCGCGCCGGAGCCCGAGCCCGAACTCCGGCCACCCGAGGAACAGCGACGACCCTCGGGGCCGCATGAAGCGGTTGCCCTCGGAGTCCTTCGAGTTCCCCGCGTGGGCTTCGGTGATGATCGCGACGCCGTACCGCTCGCGGAGCATGTCCAGCTTCCCCACCAGCTCGCGCGCGGCCTCTTCGTTGTTCATGTCCGCGCGGTGCAGCTTGTAGAGCGGCCCGACGGCGAGCACGTCCGGCGCGGTGGCGGAGACGAAGCGCTCCAGGCGGATCATGTCCCCGCCCTTCAGGAGGTCGAGCCCACCGGGCGCGAAGTCGATGAACAGCCGCTTGTCCCAGCCGACCGGGGGCAGGCCCTGCTGGGCGCGCATGGAGTCGACCAGGCCCACGATCCGGCGGTACCGGCGGCGGGACTGGCTGGGCGAGTTCTCGCAATCCATGATCGTCACGCGGAGTTCGCCGATCCCCTGGATCTCCTCCGTGGTGAAGGGGTGGATGCCCGCCGCGATGCAACACAGCATCTGGGCCACCAGCTCGGACTTCCCGAAGCCTTCGTCCCCGGTGAGCACGACGCGGTCCATCCGCTCCAGCAGGCCGGGCACCACCCAGTCGTACTCCGTGGTCCCCGCCAGGAGGTCGGCCAGCGTCGGGGGCATCCACTCGTCCGACGGCGCGGCGAGCGTCGCCAGCTCCTCCAGCGTGACCCGGACGCGGTCGATCGTGGCCGACAGGGGCAGGGCGTCGCCGGACTCCCACTGGGCGTCCAGGTGCTGGATCTCGCGGGTGAAGTCGTCGGCGAGCCGGCGGCGGGCGTACAGCTCGCAGATCCGCCAGGCGTAGCTGGGCGCGGACTGCGCGCCGACGTGGCTCCCCTGCTGGACGATGTCGAACAGCTCGACGGCGTGGATCTTCGAGGCGAGCCCCTGGTCCATGATCTGGGCGTTCACGGTGTTGGGGTCGATCGCCTCGCGGCGGATGATCATCTCCCGCAGGATCGACGCGATCGCCTGGTGCTTCAGGGAGTAGTACGCCTCCGTCGGCACGGACATGAACGTCGGACCGGTCTGCTCGGGGGCGTTGATCATCGCGGCGAGGAGAGCCCGCTCGATGATGAGATCGTGTGCGTTGCGTGCCATGTCAGTACTCCAGGAGCTGGTTTCCGACCACGCGCGCAGCGGTGGACGGGCGGGAGGGAGCGGGACGGCTGGCCGGTCGCGGGCCGCCTTCGAGGGTGTTCCGCAGGCGCTCAGCCGTGAGCGTCCAGCGGTTCTCCGCGATGTAGTCCAGGGCCTTCTGGATCTGGTCGTCGCGGTATCCGGCGCGGAGTCCCATCCGGATGATCTTCGCGAAGGCGGGCACGTTGCCCATCTTGCCCAGTCGTTCGTAGTAGTGCCCTGCGAGTGCGTTGGCCCGCTGGTTCTCGGTGGGCTCCTTCGCCGGTCCCTGCTCCGGCTTGCCGGCCTCGAAGAGCGCTTCCGACGCGGGAGCGGCGGGGTCTTTAGGTTCTTCTTTTGGGTTCCCCTGGGGGTTATCCCGCTCAGGTTGAGCGGCCCCCCCGCTCGTTTTGAGCGGAGGGGTCCGCTCGATCTTGGCGGCCCTCCGCTCAGATCGAGCGGAGGTAGCGAGGTCTGCCAGACGGTCGACGTTCAGGCGGTAGATGCTGCGATCGTTGTTCTTGCCGTCGCTGGCCTTCTGGAGCTGGCGGGCCAGGAGACCCTGCTTCTCCAGCTCCGCGCACGCCTTCCGCGCGGTGGAGAGTCCGCAGTCCGCGCGGCTCGCGATCGTGGCCATGAACGGCCAGCACACGCCATCGTCGTTGGCCTGGTCGGCGAGCGCGAGCAGGACCAGGCGGACGGTCGCGGACCCCACGCTCGGGCCGTCCCACACGTCGGTCATGATCCGGATGCTCATCGCGCACCCACAACCGGTGGGGGTTCCGACGGAAAAGTGTCGGCAGATGTTGCTACACTCACGCCTAGTTCCTTTCGGGGATCGTGAAGGACCTTCGTTCTTGAGCGGGGCGAAGACTTAGCTGGCGTCGTTCGGGCGACTCAACCAGCACCGAGAGCCGGACCCTTACGCGAGGGGTCCGGCTCTTCGGCGTTACGGGCTCGATACCATCGGGTGCTCGCCCTCTCGTGCTCGGTGTCCGGGAGGGCGAGCCCACCCGCTGGGCGTCCGCCGATCATAACCCCGTGGCGTGGGGTCAGAACAACTGCTGTGGCCCAACGGTTTCCGGCCGCGAACCGGAGGCACGCTCCGCTCCCTGGGCCAGCTGCTCCGCCGCCGCCTCGCCGGCCACGGTCAACTGCCACGCCTGCCACGCGCGGCCCCGGTGCTCGCGCGTCACGGCCATTCCGTTGATGACCACTGGAGTGACCAGGTTGGCGTCCACCAGCTCGCCACGGCGCGGGCGCTCGGTGTTCGGGTCCATCTTCAGGCGCTCCTGGATCTCGAAGTCCGTGAGGTCGCCGTACTGGTAGAGCGCCAGCAGAACGGCGGCCCGCTTGGAGCCCGGAGTCAGGACGCGGCCCGCCGCCGCCCGGCTGGTGTCCAGCGCGTCGTTCCGGACCTTCCCGGGGCGATCCCCCGTGGCGTCGGTCCGGAGGGCGTCCAGGCCATCTGAGAGCTTCTGGATCACGCACACCAGCTCGGACTGGACGCCGGAGGCGACCTGGCGGAGGTCGCCCGGACCGCGCACCTTGTCGAGATCGCGTGCCAGGGTGAGCGCGCGTTCGGCGCACGTGAGCGCTTCGGAGAAGTCGGTCATGATCAACGCTTCCTGTAGGCAGGGCTTCGGAGTCCCCAGTCGACGGCCGCCGCGTAGCCCTTGCCGGTGAAGTTCTCACCGATCACCAGTCCGGCGCGGCTCAGGTCGTGGAAGGCCCGCACCAGGGGCGGGCTCAGGGGCTGGTTCGTGTCGTTGTCGATCGGGTCGGCGGCCCAGGTGTGGATCTTCTTGTCCAGCACCAGCTGGAGGACCATCCGGCGCTCGGGCGTCTCGGGGAGGTCGTATTCGTCGCGGTCGGTGGCCATCAGCTCATCAGCTCCAGGGTGACCTTCGCCCGACGACCGTCGCCCATGGTCATTTCGAACTCGGATCGGTTGACCACGGTCAGCAGCGGGCCGACGGTCGCCGCGCGGTCCGCGTCCAGGATGCGGTCCATCAACCAGTTGGCCAGGTCTTCAGAATCCATCGGTCACTTCTCCTTCGGCTGTTCGCGTTCGATCTTGAACCCTTTGAGCTGGGTCTTCTTCGTGATGGCACCTTTCACGGTGCTGGCCAGCTTGTCGTCCCCGCGTCCGGCGGCGGCATTCGCGAGCGCCTTCACCTTCGTCACCTGGGCCTCGAACTTGCCGGTCGCCAGCACGCGCTTCACGGCTTCGGCCAGCACCCAGGTAAGCGCGGAGACGGACACCTGGGCGTCGCCCTTGAACTCCGCCTGGAACATCTCCGCCAGGGCCTCGCTCACGTCGTCGTCGGCGAGCATGTCCACCACGGCCGCGCTGATGATCGAGTCCACGTCGAAGGTGTAGCTGTTCGCGTGGTCGCGCTTGACCCTGATCTTCGTGCCGTCGGTGTCCGGCACCACGGCGTCATCGTTCGGGACGCCGTCCTGCTCGCCGTACATCAGGGACAGCTGCTCGCCCGAGCGCGCCCGCACGTCCTTCGCGAAGTCCAGGAACGCCCGGCCGTAGTCGACGGCGGTCTCCTCGACGGCGGCGTACCGGCGGATCAGGGCGTACGCGTCCTCGGGCTTCTCGATCTCCGCCCCGCCGCGCGCGGCGTACTCCTCCGCCTGGAGAGCGTCGAGCCCTTCGCGGAGCACAGTCCGCAGGCTCTTCGTGGTCGGGAGCTGCTGGCCGTCGTGGAGCACCAGGCCCACGTCGGGTTCGGTCATGATCACTTCTCCTTCGCGTATTCGATGACGGCGTCCCGACTGGGGTCCAGCTGGACGTGATCGAAGACCACGGCGGGCGCGCAGCAGCGGCACGCGTGGAGCAGGTCGTTCCCCGCACCGCGAACGGGCACGTAGACGTTGCACTCGATCTGCTGGCCTTCGAGCTGGCACCACTCGCAGTTCTCGCCGTGGTGGTCGATCTGGTCGGCCCAGACCTCGCGGAACGCGATGTGGATCGTGGGACGGCCGGTGATGCTGAAGTTCGGCGCGGTGGTCATGGTCAGGATCGTACCCCCCAAAATGGGGGGACACAAGTAGACCCCCGGAGCCGCACCCTCCGGGGGTCTACTACTCGCGTTCGCCGCGTGCGCCACACACGGCCCGCGCTCACCGACGGCAGACGATCACCACTCGCCCGCGTCGGGAGATCAGAAAGGCGGTTCGTCGGTGAAGCCTCCGCCGCCCTGGCCTCCGCCGCCGCCCCACTGGTTGGCCGGCGGAGCGCCCCACGGGTCGTCGGCCGGGGCTCCGCCGCCGCGCTGGCCGCCGCCGTACTGGCCGCCCCCGCCCTGCGGACGCGACTGCTGGCGCTGGCCGCCGCCACCACCGCCACCACCGCCACCCCAGTCGCCGCTGCCCTGCTGGCCGCCCCCGCCGCCGCCCTGCTGGCGCTCGATCCGGTTGATCCGCACCGTGGCGAAGCGCAGGTCCGGCGTGACGCTCTCCGCCTGGATCTCCAGGCTCTGGCCCTCGCCACCCTCGCGGGTCTCGTACTTGCGCAGGCACACCGTCCCGATGACCACCACGCGGTCACCCTTTGCGTACGACTCCGCGACGTTCTCCGCGTACTCGCGCCACACGGTGACGCGGTACCAGGTGGTCTCCCCGTCCTCCCAGCGGTCGCCATTCTTCACGCGGCCCTGGACGGCCAGGTTCAGGCTCGCGACGGCGACGCCGGCCGGGGTGAAGCGGAGTTCCGGGTCGGCACCGAGCCGACCCACCGCCTGGATTCGTGCGTCTCCTACAGCCATCTCATCCTCCGTTAGTTGATCTTCTAGCTGGGCAGGTCAGTTCGTCCACGGGTCCGGCGGCGGCTCCTGCGGGAGCGGCGGCCGGGGCGGACCAGCGTGGCGTCCGTCGAGCGCGTTGGTCAGGGACACCCCGAGCGACCGGGCTACCGACTGGTAGCCGGACAGCACGGACCGCAGGTTGTGCTGGGCGTCGCGGAGTGCGCGCACCAGCATGGACGCTTCCGTGGCCTCGAAGCGCTGGCGCTCCGTCGCGATCCACGCCTCCGCCTTGCGCTGGTCGGCCGCCTTCGCGTCGGACTGCGCGATCGCCAGGTTGTAGCGGAAATCCAGGTTGTGCTGGGCCGCGTGTTCCCGGGCGATCTGCTGGCGGAGGAACAGCTCGGAGCGGTCGATCGCGCGCATGATGTCGACGATCTTCAGCTCCACGTCCTCCGGCGTGTACGGGAGCGTCGGGTCCAGCGGGTCGAGCCGATCCACCAGCGGGTCCAGCGTCTGACCCTCGGTGGGGAAGATCGGGGTTCCCGCGAACGGGACGATCTCCTGGCCGACGGCCGGCTCCTCGCGGACGGCGATCTCGCCGCCGGGCTGCTCCGCCGGAATCCCCTCATTTGAGGGTTTCCGGTCGTCGGTCCACGGCGGGATGTCCGATTCGGTCTGGGCTTCGTCGGCCAGCTTCGCGAAGTCGACCGGGCCGGCGACCGCCACGGCCTCCTCCGCCACGGGCGCGGCGGGCCAGGGCTCGGGCTCCGGTTCGTCGTCCGGCGTGTCGTCGCCCCACGGGTCGCCGTCGGTCGGGCCTTCCGGCACGTCGTACGGCAGATCGTCGTACGCCACCCGGCCGTCACCGGCGGGCAGGCCCTCGGGCTCCTGGACCTCGGGCTCCTGGTAGTCGCCGGGCTCGGGCGCGTTGTCCGCACCGGGGAGCACGGTCGCAGGCTCGCCGGCCTCCGGCTCGGGCGTCGGCCGCGAGTACGCTCCGAAGGCACCCTGGACGCGGCCGGGTGCGCTCGCCGCGTCGACCTGCTCCGCCGCCTTGCGCTTCGTGTACTGGGCCAGCGTCTCACGGTGCTCGGGGTCCGGCCAGCCGAGCACGTCCCCGCACGCGCACACGACGCCTTCGGCCGTCGACCAGCGCGCGTGCCGCGTGCCGGACTTGTGGCCGCTGTGCTCGGGCCAGTGCTCTTCGATCGTCGTCTGGGCCGTCTTGACCTCGCCTGCCATCACTGGCCGCCCTTGGCCTGCTGGTCCAGGAACGCCTGGGCCTGCTCGGGGGTGGGCATGGCGCGGTTCGGGTCGATGCCGAAGCGGGACATCTCCGCCTTGATGCGCTGGCCCAGCGGGACACCGGCCGCGTCGACTTCGAGCAGCTGGCGCTGGCGGGTGATCATGTAGATGTAGCTCAGCCGGACCAGGTCCGGGAGCGCCTTGATCTCGCGCTGGACCCAGCCGATGTGCGCCTGGACGTTCTCCTCGCGGGTGCCGTTGGCCTCCGGCGGCTGGACACCCTGGACGCGCGCCTGCTCGCGTGCGGCCTGCTGGCGCGTCCGGGCGGCGGCGTTCGGGTCGTAGCCCTGGCCCTGGCCGACCGGCCGGGAGTAGTCGCCGTCCCCGGGGCGTTCGGTGTCCGGGTCCTTCTCATCGGTGGGCAGTAGGAACGCCTGCCCGAGCGCGGCCTTCAGCGCCATGGTGTGCGCCTTCATCGTGGCTTTGTCCGACGTGTCCGCGCCCTCGCCCCACGCCTCGAAGGTGAGGGTCGAGCCGTCCTCCAGGGACGTGAAGCGGTAGCTGATCTTCACGCGGACCGTGGTCCAGACGTTGCCGGACTGGGTCTTCCGGTCGCGGTCGCTGTGGAACTCCAGCTGCTCGGACTGGACGAAGACGCCGTGCGTGCGGAACGCGGTTCCGAGGTCGCGGGCCAGGTCGTCGATCGAGCGGAATTTGTACTCCGTCCGACCTTCCTTGTACTGGCTCGCCTTCGCCACGAAGGTCACGTCCTTCATGACGCGCCAGATCGCGGCGAGGATCTTGGGAGGGCCGTAGCCCGGCTGGTTGGGGTCGTCGGCGGGCATGGTCGGTTCACCGATCTGGGCAGGCGCGGTCATTCTCACTCGCTCTCGGGGTCGTTGTCGGTGGTGGTCTCCGGCTCGGGCGCGGCGGCGACGCGCACGATCGTGCCGGTCTCGACGTAGATCTTCAGCAGCTTCTCGACGGCCTCCGGCACTCGCACGCCGGACGCCTCGATCGCTGCTCGGGTGGCCTTCTTCTTCGCGGCGGGCACCTGGAACCGGATGCGCTCGCGGTCGACCCCGTACTCCCGGGGCTTGAGCAAGTCCCGGCCGCCGGGGACGGGAACCGCGAGGGCCGCCGCCGCGTAGTAGCAGGCCCGCGTGACGCTCGCCAGCGTCTCGCCCTGCTGGGTCGCGCGCTTCATGGCGGCGTTGTAGGTGTCGGTCTCGATGTAGAGCTCTTCCGGCGAGGGCGACACCTCCGCCTCTTCGGGAGACTTGAGTTCGTTCATGCGGCCATCTTACCCCCTATGATGGGGGGTAAGACAAGGGCCGGCCGATGAAAGGCAAGATCATGACGAAGAAGCGCCAGGACCCGAAGTGGCGGGAGTTGAGCGAAGCGCTCTGGACCAGGTGCAACGGCTTCTGCGAGGTCACCGGCGTGCCGCTCGACTACGACACCTTCGACCGACACCACCGCCGTCCAAAGGCCATGGGCGGGACGTACCGCGCGGACACGGACACACTGGTGAACCTGATCGCCGTGGACCCGATCGTGCACAACGGGCACGCGGCCTCGATCCACCAGGCCCCGAGCTGGAGCCGACCGCGCGGCTACCTGCTCCGCCAGGTCGACGACCCGCAGGAGATCCCGATCTTGCGCCACGGCCGGGTGTGGGTCGCGCTCACGGTCGACGGTCAGGCGGTCGAGCTTTCCGCCAGTCACCAACGGTTCTGGACGGCGCGGCTCCGGGCGGAGGAAGCAGTCGCCGCGAACGTGCCCACCCGGCGCGGGCTCTCGCAGTACCGGTGACGCGCCGAAGCCCCGCCTGGTTCGCCGCCCGGCGGGGCTTCGGTGGAGGATGCCGCGCCTGCCCAGCACGGCGGCCCAGGGGATGGGCAAGGCCAGGTTACCCCGGGAACGTCCGGATCGTGAGCACGTCGGTCAGCCGGCCGGCGTTCTTCGAGCCCCCGGTGAACTTCCGCTTGATCCCCACCACCGAGCCGTACGCCTGGGTGGCACCGGTCATGCCGGGCTGGCCGCCGGGGGCGTCCTGGTGGACGATCCGGCACACGTCCTGGAGCTGGCGGCGGGGGTCGCCCACGACCTCGATGTCCTGGAACTGGACGGTCGGGTTCTTCGTGTCCGCGAGCACCGACGCCCCGAGCGACCGCAACCACAGGATGTCCTGGTGGTAGTCGTCGGCGGGGAGATTGAAGATCCGCTCTTTGTAGCGCGCGATCGACGTGGCATCGCTCACCGACTCGACGACCGTCGGCTGGTCTTCGAGCTTGATCCCGCCGATGAGCAGGAACGGCGTGGAGTCGTCGACCGCCGTCTCCGTCGCGCTGGTGAACCCGCCGCCGATCGCGATGCGCAGGTGCCGCGAGTTGTTGTCGATGTTGAACCACCCGGGCAGGCAGTAGACGAACATGCTGGAGGCCGGCGGCGGCGGGCCGTTGCTCGGGCGCGTGCCGGGGACGTACAGGCACACACCGTTGTTGTAGTACGACGCTGTGTAAAATTGCATGTACTGCTGCCAGTACAGCGTGGGCGGCGAAAGCCCCGGGTCGTACCCCTGCGGGAAGGTCAAGGTGGGGAGCGGCCCGCAGTAGTACGCCTGGACGTTGTCGACCGTGACGTTCCAGCGCGGCGACTTCCCCACCTGAGTCAGGAACTGGTCCGCCTTGCTCGCCGCGTAGATCGTCCGGTACTCCGCCGCGAGCTTGACGGCCGCCGTGTACCCGATTCGATTGGCGACCGATAGATACGCGGACACTGGCGTGAGCGTGCTCGCCGTATCCACGGTGACATCGAAGGCGGAGTTCACTGCGAGCTGGCGGGACTTGATCGTCGCCCGGGAATCGAACGTCGCGACGCCCTGCTCCGTGAAGTAGAACGCCCCGAGGTCCGCGCCGGTGATCGCCTGGATCACGTCGCCAGCCGCGTCGTTCTCGATGTTGGGCAGCCAGATCAGGCGCTGGCCCGCAAGGTCCACTTTGGCCTGCTGGCGCGGATTCGTTGGGGGAACACTGGTCGGCTGGACGTAGTTCGCCAGTGGCGTGTCGTAGGAGTTGATCCACTGGATGTACTGGGCCTGGCCCTCGACGTTCAGGTACGTCGTGTTGGTGCACCCCTCGATCCAGGTGTACCCGAGCGTCCCGAGCGCGCCGACCAGGCCGCCGGTCGTGGCGTTGACGACCTGGACGCCGTCGAGCCACACGGAGCCCCGAACCTGGGTGCTGGTGAATTGGACCACGCCCGAGTAGAAGTGCCAGCCGGTCGCGCCTAGCGCGATGGTCCATTTCCAGTTCTTCGTCGCGCCTTCGTTGTTGACCTCCAGGACCGCGCTGGCGGTCTTGTGCTTGATGGTCAGGAAGACGTTCGCGGGGTACTGGTCCGAACCACTGAAGTTCTGATGGAAGGCGGACAGGTAGAAGCCCGTGGTCGTCCAGGGGTCGTTCGTCTGCGCGGTGTCGACGTAGAACCAGCCGGAGACGCCCACCAGGTTCGAGTTATTGCCCGCGTACTGGTCGGCCCCGTACCAGGTGGCGGACTGCGGGTTGCTGTCCAGCTCGGTGAGCCCGCGCGAGCCGGTGCCCGCGTAGTTGCCCAGGTTGTACTTCCCCTTGAACCCGGGGCCGTACTTGCCCGCTGTCTTCGACCAGATCTCGCCGGGCGTCTGGCACGCCGGCCCCATGTGCGGCAGGTTCCGGAAGATCCCGAAGGTCCAGGTGTTCGTCCAGTTCCACTGGGTGATCTGGTTCCACGTGCCGATCTCGGGCAGCGCGGAGCCGCGCAGCGTCCAGGCGCACACGGCCTGCGGGTGCCACGGCGGCCCCTCGAAGAAGCCGCTCCGGCGGAGCATGGAGTCCACCAGCCAGCCGGCCTCGATCGTCCCGGCCTCCAGTGCCTCGCCCGTGTTCGCGGCGGTGTCGCCGTACGTCGAGTACCGCCGGTAGTAGTCCGCGCCCCAGCGGTTCATGGTGACCGCGTTCTCCAGCTGGCCGCCGCCGTCGAAGCAGACCATCGTCACGGTGCCGGTCGCGAGATCCGGTACGGCACTGTCGATCCAGCCGGTGAACTGGTCGATGTTCCATACGCCCAGCGGACTCTGGACGACGGTCTGGAGGTACATCGGGATGTTCAGCGCGGAGCCGGAGCCGTAGCTCAGGCCGGAGAACGGGGAGAAGACCTTCCACAGCGGCGTGCCGTCCGGCGCGTTGCCGGTGAGCTTGATGGTCAGCTTCGCCGTGGAGTAGCCCTCGGTGGTCTGGAGCTGGTCGGGCAGGACCCCGGCCAGCGACCGGTCCAGGTCCCATTCGTCCACGTTCGCGGACATGTCCGAGAAGGGGTCGGCGAAGGCGTTGTTCCGCGCCCAGTCGATCTTCAGGACGTTGCCGAAGTACCGCTTCTGGCCCTCCTTCAGGGCGGCGGCCAGGTTCGCATCGGCGGCGAGCTGCATAGTCAGATCTCCCGGAAGGTGAACGAGCCATCGGTGTACGCGCCGACCGCGTGCCGGTTTCCCTTCGCGTCGTCGACCATCATCACCTTCGGGACGCCCACGCCCAGGTGCCAGGTCGTCGGCGTCGCGGAGCCGGACTCCAGCATCCAGGCCAGCGTCGTCGTCGTGCCGGAGGTCGCCTGGCGGAGCTGGACGGCGACCGCCACGATCGTCCCGTTCGTCGGCACGGTGTACGTCACGTACCGGCGCGGCGGCGTGCCCGCGACGACCACGGTTCCGGTGATGGGCGTCTGGGCGACAAGGGCCGCGTTGTAGGGCACGATCTCCAGCGTCGGCGTGCCCGCCTGAACGTAGGCGCTGAAGCACAGCTGTTCGCCCGGCAGGACGGGCACCAGGGCCGTGTCCGTCATCGTGCGGTTCGCGTTGTTGGCGAACCAGGTGACCGCCTTGCTCGGTGCCGGGGCCAGCTCGCCGCCGGGTACGGTGCCGGGAAGCAGCGTCGCCGTCGCGGCCACCACGGTCACGGTGTCGCCCGCGCCCGGCGCGCTCCAGTCCGTCGAGCCCGGGAGCGCGAGGATCGTGGAGCCGGTCGAGCTGATCCGCTGGCGAAGCAGGTTCTTGTTCGACGACTCGCGGAGGTAGAGCGGTCCCGCGATGGCCTCCGTGTAGAGCATCCGGAACCAGGACAGCGCGCGCGGCGTGAGCCCGTCGGTCCCGATCTCGTACTCCAGGCGGCGGCTGAAGATGTCCTTCGTGCGCTTCCCGGACAGCGGCACGTGCTCGGAGCCGTACTCGACCAGGTCCGCCTTATACCCGCCCGAGGGCACGTCGATGGACATCAGCCGGCCCAGCGGCCCCAGGTAGATCTTCTCCACGGTCACCGCCTCCGGGCGTTCTGCTGGTCGACCTTCTTCACTTCGGTACTCACTTCGTCGGCCGACACTACGACACGGAGCGCAGCGATCGCAGAAGCGAGATCGGCCGGCAGGGTCTGGCCCTGCGCGAGCAGCGCGTCCGCGAGCGCCTGGAGCGTGAGCAGCTGGGCCGTCGCCGTGCTGGCCGGCCCCTTCGTCAGGTCGCCGATCTGCGGGCCGCCGCCGGACACGCTCGGGAGCGCCACGTCCGGCCGGATCGCGCCGACCGCGAGCTGGACGGCACCGGCGAGCGCGTGCGCCTCGCTGATCGCCCGAGCCCCGCTCCGCCGGATACCTTCGGCCAGGGCCTCCGAGATCGCCATACCGGAGTAGAGCGTCCAGCCGCGCCCCGCGAACGGACCCTCCTTCGCGGGCGAGAACGGGAGCAGCCGCCGCGCCTTCGACAACACGTCACCGATGGCACCGGCGACGGCCCCGGCCGCGTTCTTGATGCCGTTGATCAGGCCCTGGATGATCGCCTTACCGGCGTTGAACAGCATCCCGCCCAGGTCACCGAGCGCCCCCCAGATCCGGCCGGGGATCGAGGAGACGAAGGACCACACGCCCTGGGCCGTGCTCACGATGCCGTCGATGAAATTCCGGAAGCCGTTCACGGCCGCGTCGCGCAGTGTGGTACCCAGCGACGACAGTCCACTTCGGACACGGCCGGGGATGGACTTGATGAACGTCCAGGCGTTCTCCGCTTCGGTGGTGATGCCGGTGACGAAGTTGTGGAACCCGGTCACGGCCATGTCGCGCAGGGTGGTCCCGAGCGACACCAGGCCGTCACGGATGCGGCCGGGGATGGAGGTGATGAACGCCCAGAGTGCTTCGGCGGTGGTCACCACTCCGTCGATGAAGGCGTGGAACGCGCTCACGGCGGCGTCGCGCAGCATCTGCGCGAGCGCGGCGAGCCCGAAGATGATCTGGAACGGGAGCGCGAT